GCACCTTCTTGTCTGTTTGTGTCGACAATGTAATGTTGATAATATGATTTAAAAAATGCTGTGGCTATATCACCCATGTCATCATGCAATTCTATTTGTACAGGTTGATAGGTGATACCAGTCTGTGAATAGTTTTTAAAGTTGTATTGATTTTTAAGTTCCACATTAAATTGATATGATGGCAAGTCACAACTTTTTACAATCATGCCCAGTTCGTTAGTTTCTGTACCGCTCATCGAGTTACCAGCCGCGGCTGGATTGATAGTGAACACCACATGATATAAAAATTGATTCTTAGGCGCTAAACGAAATACGTCATCAGTGTATAAACGTGCGGCGTGTTGATAATCTTTGAGGATGTCTCCTCCTACTAATTGTTTTAGAAAATTAGAACGCCAGTTTGCCATTTATAATATTTATTGTCATAAAAAAAGCGCCTATAAAAGACGCTTTTTAAAAAAAATTTAAAACGTTAAATTAAATACCGCCGCCTGTGGCCGCTGTGTTAACTGTTCTTGCTACTGCTGATCCTATGCCTGTGCCTCTTGGAGTTTGGATTGCATTGTCATATCTAATTGACATTGTAATCTGTACAGGCTCTGATGTTGCATAAGCAAGTGTACCATACTGTACGTTATCTAAGTAACAGCCGTATAGTTCGAATGTTTCTAGTGTAGTTGGTGTGTTTGCACCATTGCCACCGTCAAGTATTTCAACTCTTGAAGTAAACTTATAGTCCGAACCGGATGCCGCACTTGATTGTTCAAAGAAATCAAACTGTTTCTGTAACTGTTCGCCAGTAAGTTTTGCAACTTCATTGTTGACATCATCTCTTACGTTCAGTGTGATTGGATCCCATGTGTGTTTACCAGCCATATACACTCTTGAGTTGTATGCTTCAAGTGTGATTTGATCGAAAGTGATGTTTGGACGAGTTACGTCTACAACTTGTTTAGTAATTTCAGATCTAGGAGTAGATATTCCAAAATTTTCAAGTATCACTCTAAAGCGATATTGTAGTTTTGGCATCAACAAGCCTTGTGAGCCTGATGATTGATCACTCGCTAGTGGTACTGTAAATTTTGATAGTGTTGATACTGCCATTTTTTTATTCTCCTAGTATGAATATTTACTATTCAATTATTTTTTGCTCAACTCAAACCTTTAAAGGCCTGATGCAATTTCTCCTGTGTTCTTTAATCTAACTGGTATAAAGATAAACTCAACTGATTTGATTGGTTCAATTGCAATGTCTACATACAGTTCATTTCTGTCTATCCTTGCCGCAGTGTTGTTTGATTCGTCACACACAACTGCAAAGTCATTCAACGCTCTTTGTGCAGATAGTTCTAACATGAATGATTCAATTGCTTGTTTGATTTCATTTCTTGTTAGTGCATCGTTTGGTTCAAAGATAAACGGTCTTGCAATTTTGTCTAAGTTTAATCTAACAAATGCTACCAGTCTTGCAACATTAATTCTATCTGTTGCTGACAGTGATAGTTGTCTGGTCTTTTGTCCAAATGCAACTAAACCTGCTCCTGTTACAAAAGAAATAGGATTGATATTAACACTGTAACATGCATCTCTTAATCCCTCTGATACCGCAGTTGTTTCAAACTCACCTTCGTTGTTGATGAATCCTACGGAAGAAGCATTATCAATAGCACCACGTCTTACACCTGCTGGAGCAAACCATGGAAATGCCACTTGATCGTTAAACGCAATAGTTCTCATCATCATGTGTGAAGGCGGAACAGCAACTGACTCACCTGTAAGTGATGTTGTAAATCCTGATGGATAATACACACCAGTAAATGAGTTCGATGATACTAAACCATCTTCGCCGTTGTCGGCTGCCCCTGCTGTGTTATTTGCATAGTTTGTAATTGCAGTAGAGTTTGGCTCTAATCTGAATGGAGTGTCACCAAGTACAAAAGCAGTTTCTTTTCTGTCTGAGTTCAGTGTTTCCAAGTTGCTGATTAGTTCTGGATAGCCTGGAGCCGCAAGTAAGTTAAACTCACGTTGCTCTTCTCTAAGTTCTTGTGTTGATTCAACTGTTGATTTTAGTTGCTCCACAATAAGATTTCTTTGTGCTTTTCTGCCCATGTATGGTGAACCATCTGTTTTAAGTCCTGACACAGTTACCCAAGCATCTTTTTCTGTTGGAAGTGTTGGATAAGTTACTGTGCTTGAAAAGTTTATTCTTGAGAAATACTGTTTTCTAAACTCTTTTACATTGTAACCTGTACGTCTTAGGTTAAATCCAAGCATACCTTTTGGATACAAAGCGGCTTCTGGTGCATCTATATCTGTGTATGATGATGTTAATAAGTCTGTGATCAGTGTTTCTTTGTTTACAACGTCCAGTGAACCACTTGAGTGGAATCTAAAGTCTGCAAACAATACGCCATCCTGTGATGTTTGATCAGTGCTATCAATTAAGACAAACTGTTGTCCATCGTTTTGTGATGAATCATATCTGTATATTTTTGGATAGTTTTCTAAATCTGAAGAGTCAATCCAAAGATCGCCATCAACTAATGCTGTGCCATCTGATTGTGTAGTTGGCTCTGTTGCACTAATTTGTGGACCATTTGGATCAGTGTTTGAAAGATTAAATCCTCTAGCATCTGAAGTTACGTTTTGGTAACCTGTAAAACTACTACCGTTGTGAATTAAGATATCAACTTCATCAACGCCTGTAGCATACCAATATTGTCCGTCTGCTGGGTCTTTTGTTGGCTCTGATGATGATTGAATTGCTGTGTAAGTTGTTGCTGGATTAACTGGATTATTTTGCACTGCGATCCAGTTTGATGCTACAAAACTAAACGTTCTTGAAGCCTCGTCTGCTGTGGATGAACCATCATCTAAGAAAGTAGTTGAATAGTCATCTTTGTCACCTGCTGGTGCAACATAAAGATTAGCAATTTTTTCTGCTGTGACACTTGTGTTGTCACCATATGTGTTTGCATAAGTGGCATTATAACCTAAGTCGCTCATTGCGCCACCAGTAACATCTGAGAAGTAAATCTGACCACCTAATGCGTGTGACAGAGTAATTCTTTTTGATGTGGCATCATATGATGCTGACACATGATCAAAACCAGCGGCTGATATTGCCGCAACAAAGTCGTCAGCGTCTTCACCTGCTAATGTAACAGTCTTTTGATTTAAAAGTGATGATGATGTAGCAGTTGTAACAGTGGAGTTTCTGACAGTCTCTGCCATTCTAATTGTGTCACCATTTGAAAAACCTGCCGCAGATTTGGTTGTAATCTTGTTTGAAACAATCTGTGTTGCCGCTCCGATGCCTGCGTTCCTTTTGAATGTTACGAAGTCGATCACTTCGCCTGAGTCACGAGTTGAATCGTCCCACTCAGATTCACCAGTGTTGACTTGAACAAATGTGTCATTAACTGTAAGATTAATACCACCACCTGCTCTGTCTAACTGTTGAAGTGCTTGTTCTTGTGTTTTAAACACAGGAGTTGGTTGTGTTTCAAATAATCCTCCTGTCTCTGAATATTTCTTTAATGAAATTGATGCTCCACCGTTTGGCTCAGTCGTCTGTATAAACACAGAACCAGTTGGCTTAGGGGCATCATCTGATGTTCTGAACCCATGATCTTCTGTGTGTGTGCCTAAGAATACTTTTGGTGCATGATATCTGTTAGACTCGCCATCAGTAATTCCGCAATCTGCAAATGGTGTACCACTTGTATCTTCAAGTGTTACTGATGCAAGGCCTAGAGTAGATGAGTCATCATCTGATGCAACAGGTATTGCGTATATTTCTAGTCTACCATCAACTGATGCCGCACTAACGCCTTCTATACCTGCGGCAATAATATCTGCGGCGAATGATACCACAGTAGTGCCTGATAGTACCACAGCGGATCCGTTAATAGCAACTGTTTCTGATGCTGTCAGTGCCGGATTAGATACTGTGCCAGTAACGATAGGGTGTGCTGATGCCCAAGAAGCATCTTTAGTTGCACTGCCGGCTGATCCTACTTGTACCCATGTATTGGATCTAGTTTTGTAATATAATCTATTGAATGGATTTGTTGCTACCACAGCATAGTCACCGATGGAACCGAAACCAGTGATTGGTGCAGTGCCTGTGACAAAGTCTGTGTCAGTAACAAACTTTGGAGTTACTACTGTGAATGATTGTGAATTTTCGTTCCATTCTTTGATTCCGAATGATGAACTTGCAAGATCTAACCAATAAAAACCGTCATCAGGTCTGCCACCAGGCGCATCTGCTGATCCAGTTAGTTGTGATGTATCAATGTTGGCTCTGATCACAAAGGCTCTGTTTGCGATGCCCAGGAAGGAGTAAGCGGCCTGGAGACCGTATTCATTTAATTCATAACCTTGGATTGGCGTTCCAGATGCATCTGTATAGAATGTTGGATTACCAAAGGTTTGAGTTAGTTCTCTTTGTGATGAAACTAAAAATATTTGATTCGCATTTGTGCTCAGCGTTCCGGCCGCTGTGCCTGTGCCTGTGCCTGATGTTTTGTTTTGGGCAGTTGCAACTACTACTAGTGGTACTGCTCCTGGGATACCTGGCACATAGAAACTTTCGTCTACTACGGTAACCTCTACTCCTGGTGATATTAAAGCCATTTTTCGTTTACTCCTTGTTGTCAAATATTTACCACAATGGACTGATTATTACAATCATTTTAAAGAGTGCTGAAAAGGTGTGTATAAATATGTACGTGCTTAATGGAACAAATAAAAACAGACCATTGTGTCAAGAATGCAACAGCAAGCCTGCGGCATACAATTATAGACGTGGCGATAAAATTTACTACAGAAAGAAATGTGATTCTTGTATAAGAAAAACAAACACATCACACATCACAACACCAGCGTGGCAACGTGCAGGTTACACCAAAGGCAAGTCATGTGAAATGTGTGGCTTCACTGCCCAGCATCCGCATCAATTGGATGTATATTATGTAGATGCAAACATGAATAACAATTCACCCACAAACTTAAAAACTGTGTGTGCTAATTGTAATAGATTGATGCATGCCAAAAAACAAGGTTGGCGCCAAGGCGGCTTAACTGCTGATCGCTAAAACAACATCGCTGGCATCAGAGTCAATTTCATAGATATTTCAACCTGCTGGTGTAGATCTTTTAGAGTTGCATTGTTAACAATTGTGCGATCAAACGCAGTGTTTGCCCATGCCCATTCAGATGCATGAGTGTCAGTAGGTTCAATATTCTTGTCCTTGTAATCGGTAAACCATTGAGGATCTTGTCCTCTTTTGACAAGCATCATCTGTCCTTTGAGTGTTTTAATCATTTTGACTTCGTTAGGAAAACGCACATCTGGAATCACCCAATGCTGTGTGGGATTGTCTATAATTTTTTGTTTAACTAGGCTCACCCAGATACCATCAAAAAATCCGTGTCGCATACATTCTGTGCCAAACACTTGTAAAACATATCTTGGTGTAATCTCTTGTTTTAGTTCACCAGTCCAAAATGTATCTGGTTGTTCTCTCCAATTGCGACCTTCTGCAGTGTTGCCTTCCAGCAAGTCTCG